CGTTAGCTCAGTGTGGGCGCGAAACCACGGCCCCACATCGGGGAAACGAAATCTGCGAGCATCAGCGTTTAAAACTTCCAAAGCCTGAGCCTGTAGCGGCAGTTCCATTTCCGCCATCCACAGTTTATTAGTGTCAACTTTTCCGTTGGGAAGCTTTTTAAATTCAACATCAGGGATCATCGCGAGTTGACGGTCAATCTCCTCCCAATGTCTTTCTCTATCCTTACGTCTATTTTTCCGGGTATTCCATGTGTCAATGACGTATTCAGCAATAAAGGCCCAGTCCCGCGCATCAAACCGTCTTTTCGGTGACGCCTTCCCGTCTGAGATTTTCTTAACGTCACTTTGACTAGGCATCTAGTTTTTCTCTCATAAATGCTTCAATTGAGCGCCGCGCGTGGTTTACTGCTGTGTTAATTCTCATTGTCTGGCGTGAAGAAAGGGGATGCTCAATATTATGAAGGGGATCAAAGAATATCGGCAACCCTAATCCAATTTTATCGTCTTTGCCCCACAACCAGACAGTCGTATAACAGCCTTGAGGGAAGTCATCTTTGTCAATCCCGAACTTCTTCAAAGCAGGATACGGTTTTGAGACAAACCCATCGGCAAGAAGAATATCTTGTCCGTTGATTTTTCTGCGACTTACAGGCTTTACCCCGATCTCACTGAAGCTTTTCTCTAAATAAGACTTCATACTCTGACCGATGCTATTGGTTGCATGGGAATGCCGCTTAGCCTCCCTGAGATCGTTAAGGGAACTGCATAGCGCTTCATCATCACCGCGTATGCTGTGGCTTTCAGAATATCGTCTCTCCGGTCCACTATTTTGCCATCTTTCCTGTGGTAGCTTCTTTTTTCCTCAAACCATTCATGAAGGTGAGAAAAGACCTTAAATCTACCAGTCATCATTCTCTCAAGAATCTCATCAATAATCGGCTCTACAGGCTGTGCGCCGCCTTTTTCCTTCTCTCCGGGAGTCCGAGGGTATCTTGCAGACTTAGAAAGCATATTCGCTCCGTGTGCCCTGTATGCGTCTGCGAGCGTTCTGCCGCCTGTTTTTTCGCGGTTCATTCCGTCATGCGGCCATGAAACTGGGACGTGTTTGTTATTCTTGGATAGCCAAGCCGCGTGATATGGAGCTGTTTCATCCGCCTTTTTGTAACAATCTATGACGTAAATAATATCGGCATCACGATTCCACGCGATCTCTACTCCAGCAGCGGGATGCGCCATTCCGAAATCGCAACCCTTTATCCTCGCAAAATGATCAGGAATTTCAAACGCCTGATGAGAAACAGAGGAATCCGCGACAGGATACACTGCGCCCTCACCCATCATTGGGATGCCACGGGTCCTAGCTTCCCGCTCATGGGCTCTATATGAGTTTGCCAGCCTGTCGCGGTCTTCCTTTGCAAGATGCGGCGCGTCTTCCCACGTCGCACCCTTCAAATAAATCCCTTGACCACTCTCCATGAAGTGCTCAACCAGATCAGTCATGCCCAAAAGGGGAGTGAAGGTAACTAGAACAATACCACCAGAGGTTAGAACACGAGTTTGTGATTCAGAGAATATCTTATAATCATCCGGCTCTTCATCCATCCACACAACGTGCGGAGCCGTGCCTTGCCATTTCTGCCAGCCCTGTTCGTAGGTTTTTAGTACACAAGTGGATACTTTGCCGTTTTTATGTCGAACCTGGAAGGAGTCGACAACATTTTTCACACCAGCTTGTCGAGTGGTTGGCTTTCCTACGATCTTACTTTTGGGAATCCACCCTGTTCCTAATTTATCTCCTAGCCCGCCAAGGAGTTCATTCTGCACAATATCTCTTGATGTTTCGTTGGTGGGTGAGCCCGTCCATACAAGTGTTTCAGACTCAAACCTTTTTCCTTCCCACCAATCTGGATATTCACCGGTTAAATGGTAGGCGATCTCCGCCCCGGCAGACATCGTTTTGCCCACGCGGTTTGCGGCCATCAGCATCCGCTCTGGATGATTTTTCCCCGCCGCGTGAAAGTCGGATTGCCAATGATATGGATCGTAACTGTTTAGCTTATTTGCGTCTACCTGAGACTTTAAAGCATTAACCAGACGTGTCAGCTCGCCAGAGCTTTGCAACCCACCCATCTAATTCGTGCGGTTTTGGTTTTCCGTGGAACTGGATAATATTCCCTGCAGGCCCGTCGCTACAATGTTGCTTAAAACTGACAATGCCATCATCTGGCGTTTTCCATTTCTTCTCGCAAAAATCTGATAAAAACAATTGGTCACCGCCTCGACGACAGCGGTCCATAATTCCTTCAGGGTCTTCTTGAAAGGCATCCCAAATATGTGAAGTATCTTTCGGCAGCCACATGACGCTTGAATTCGCCGGACAACGGTCCATGAAATCCTCAACCATGGTAAAACATCGAGATTTATACCGAAACAATCTACCGTGAACGATTGTGTCTAGGTCGAGATAAAGCGCTGGCCTATATCTTGCATTCCAGGGGGCGAATAATTCAAGCTTAGCCCACCAGCCTTTGAGATTAGTGCATAGCTCTGTATCGTCTAGTGTGATAACCGATCCGACAAGGGACTCATGTGCGTAAATTTGTCGTTTTAGGTTAGTGACATACTCTGGCCCGTATTTTCCCCCTTGACGGACAAGAATTATTCTCATTCCGGCACCAAAATAACATCCCTGTGAACTCTATCGACCACTTGATAACCTTCTATGGCGTCAGTCCATCCTTGTGGGGCTCCAAAGCGTTCGGAGAGCCCTTTGTCTTCAATCATGAGCACAGGTTTGTGGGCGCCTAACGTTTCTCTGGCCCCAACAAGGATGTCTGGTTCGTTGCCTTCTGTGTCCAAAATCATCAAGTCACAGGCGGGCAACTTCAAATTGTCAATCGTTATAACTGGAATATCTTCCTCACCCTTGATAAGCCAGTGCGCCCCAGCGTTATTAGGGACCCTATGCATACCAGCAACACCAGCTTTGTGACCAAGAGCAGCATTAATATGGTGAATATTATCGACGCCTTGCAGGTTTCTTTCAAGGCAGGCGTAGTTTTCCTTTTCCGGCTCGAAAGTCCAAACAGTTTCAAATTCATTTGCCAAGTGTCCCGCCCAAACACCGACATTGCCGCCAGCTTGTACGACACACTTTCTGCTCCGACAAAGCGGTAGTGCTTTGTTCATATCCCTCACATGCCTGGGGACAACTGGATGGCATTCTTTGTCAGAATCGGGCCACCAAATACCGTCTATTTGTTTCATATGTAAACGTCAATTCCCGGAATAGATTTCATTGCTTCGTGCTGTCTATCGACTATCTGTGGCATTTGCTCACCAAATCGCGCGAGCATACCTGTTCTCTTGAAGGAATTAAGAATCTTTTCTCTATCCCTCCAGACCTTTACATAGACTGGATTGAAGGATTGGAATGTTTCCCAATAAAATGCGCCACATTTGAAGAACCAAGGACCGCCTTGATAGCCCTCTCGGTTCATCACCTGGCAAACGTGTTTATTCCAATCAGTATGTTCTTGAGGAAAAGGCCCTGATACCCAGTCTATTCCATACCATATTCTCAACTCTCGGTGCAGCTTAATATTCTCAAAATACCCTTGAGGGTTGTGCCTATCGCCTTTTCTTAAAATCCCCCCAAACACTCCTGCATCGTGGAATTGCTTGGCAGTGTATGAACTCCCCGACCTTCCGGGAGAAATTATGAGTAACGGTCGATCCACTCTTTCGGCCTTCCAGATAAAGCGATTACTTTCCCGTCAAAGCCCAATTGAATAGCTTTTCGCCAGTGAAGATCGGGATTTCCATCTTTATCGTCCGGGGCTTCCCTTTTGAAGTTGCATTTTCTCCAGGGAGGCTCGCCATTGTGAGGGCCGTCATCCAATGGAATACCGCAGATTGCAATTCTATCGTAGCCGAGGCCAATTCCGGTGAGTACGGCAGAAAGTCCCGAAGTTCCATGCCCTCCCCAGGGCCAATGCCATTTAGCCCCTTTATTACAGGAATGGGTGTGATTAGGTCCATGAAATTCATACTTATATTCAACCCTTCGTGCTTCTATAAATTTTTTCATGTGCTGGGCTTCATTAGAGTACCAATGCTCAATATTTCCAGGGAAAACCTCCCCCAGCTTATTGACGGTCATGAAGTCCCAACCATCTTTTTCGATACTACCGCGCCTGTGCGTTTTCTTGCAACCAAGGGCCTCCAGATCGTCCCAGATACAAGAGGCATCACCGCAGACGGCCAGACTCTTTCCTTTGTATTTTCCTGCAATATCAGGTAGAGGAAACATAAATCCGCCGTAGGTGCCGAACAGTTCGCGAAGGCCCATTTCAAATTCATTCAATCCCATTATCGTGTCATCATTTGCCCGACGACAAGAATATTGGCCGACTGCCTAGTGGTTTCTATTAAAGATATAGGCCCAGAATCAGGCGAAAAAAACCTTGCTGCAAAATAATTCGTTGCAAAATAGACCGGAGGAAACATTAAGTATCATCCAATGTTACAGCAGTTCTGTTCCCGGAAGCATCTACCGTTGCGTCAATGCGGTCCTTAGTATCGTTCAGATCACGTATTTTAACGTTAGTTGTCCCCGCTCCGCTAAGTTTGCCCGCAAGAGACGCGGCAACTAGCCTCATCATTTCTTCAGCAGTAAAACCAGTTTCTATAATATAGCTCCACAATTCACTTGCTGTCGCGCCTCCGTCAATCAAGCCAGCAGAGTTAGTTGGGATGATCGTGACTTTATCCGTCGGCGTCAGAATGCCATTTTCAACATCGAAAATATTATTATTAGAGCCTTCTAGCCGTACACTGTATTGACTTCCGGTATCCTCGAATTGAACACTATAGCTATTTATAAATTCCAACGTGCGGGCAAAGGTTGTCCCCGCAACTGTCACCTCTCCGTTGTGAGAATATGCATCTGGCATCCAGATATAGGATTCGCCTGCAAGCAGATCCATAACATCTTTGCGAAATTGATCCGTATCAAGCGAATACAGCGTCCCCGAAACAAATGTTAAATCCGCTTGAGGTATCGAAATCAATCTCGTTGCCGGATCAAGAGTTAGCGCCATTCCAATCTTCCGGTGTTGTAGACCCGCCAGCGACCTTCAAGTTCAGACTTGCTGCATAATTTACCTTGAATGCATCGAATTCGCCGCGCAATGTCGAGTAAAGATTTACAAGTCTGTTATTCTGCTCGTCCTGCTTGGCCATCATGTCTTTCAGGACTTCCATTTCATTCAAGACACCACGAACAGTCGCTTTCTCACTGTTTGTTAGCGCGGCGGCCTTTATATCCTGCATCGTGCCGCGCATTTCCTCAAGAGAAAGCAAATCCTCATCTTCTATATGATCCGGTTCTTTACCGGTAGTTGCGCCTAAATTGCTCATGGTCTATTCATCCGATTGGAGTGCTAATAATAAATCCGTGCCGCTACTCGCGTCAGCTATACTAATGCCTGCCTCAACAAAATACGGCGATGATGTAGATTTACGCGCCCATCCTGACAAGCCTTGTGATGCTGGCCATACCTTATCAGATTGAATAACGCCAAGGCTATTTGTTAGTCCATGCACTGCAACATAAGAAACAATAGGCGTTCCTGTCGCTGGTGATGATAACCCGCTGTCCACACTATAAGTGAATGTATCCGTATCTGTAACCGTTATGCTCGCTACTTTATTATACCCATCCGGTTGTGCACCCCTTATCACGATTTGATCACCAGTCACAAGACCATGCGCCGTTGTAGTGTCGCACGTTGCTGTACCGCTCGATTGTGTCAAACTAGTAATGGAAGCTTGATAAGGAAACCCAGAACCACCGCCATTATCAGATGTTTCTAAAAACACTCGTGCATTCTGCAACATGGCACCAGTGCTGTCTTCAACAGTGACCTTTGTTGTTGCTGGATCGGCTACTATCGTTACATCAACACCAGCAGAATAGTATCAAAAATTCCCTGTGCAGCCTACAAGATTGACTGTAAGCGTTCCTGTGGTATCTCTAAATGCAAATGTTTCATTACCAGCTTCCGCTGTAGGAGAAGTGTTCTCGCTTGCAGAAAAGTCAGTCCCAAATGCGCAATTCCTTAGAGTAATGCTAGATGTCGGGATATTCGCACCAAAATCAATTGCATGATGCGCTGTTCCTGAAGTTTTTGAAATTGTCAAATCGTCCAATTCACCATCCGGGTCAACATTTAAATCGTAGGTAATCACGCCGCCGTTAGCTGCCCCAGTGTATTCACTAAATGTGCCGCCTGATAGATCACAGCCATTCGCCACAATCTCGTCATTGCCGATAAAAGTACAGTTTGTCCAATCATCGCCAGTATCGTCAGATGTCTCAATGCCTTGATCGAATCCGATAAAAGTGCAACCAATCATATTGCAAACAGTCAAATCAGCTCCATTGCCATCAAAAGACGCCGACGCAGCGGTAGGCACAACAAAAGTAGATGCTGTAAACGATGCTTCGCAATTCGTTGCAGTGCTAGAGCCAATTATGCTGAAACGATAATAATTCGTTGAGGAAAGACCGCGATCCTCCCATGAATAAGTTACGTTTGTTTCTTCCCAAAATTGATCGGAAGCGCTTGCAGAATTACCAATCGTCAAATTGCCCTGAATTCCGTAAACACCCGCGCCCAGCTCGCGAATTACACCATAAGCCTGCTGGTTTCCCGTTCCACGGTCAACAACAGCCGCCTCGGCTCCGTTGCCTGCCGCGCCAGAAGTAGTGCCACCTTGCATAACCACATCATCGCCAGGATTGGCCCAACGGATAATGTCCCAAAAACAGTTCTCAACACCGCCCACAGATTTGACGATAGTGGTAAAATACGTTCCAACCTGAGTGATTGCCGCTTCGTTTAAATTTCCCTCTGTTCCAGCTAAAGCTGTATTGTTGGCGGGCTTATTGCCAAGGTCAAGAATGAAGCAAGACCATTCAATTGGTCCAGACTCATGACGGAATCCAGTTACATCCGAACCACCAACATGATAAGCAATTCGATTTGTGCCGTCACCTACTTGAATTGCAGCGCCGCCATTAGCGGTTGTATCCATCGTTCCAAAAGGACGCATCCAGACGAATAAAGAACCGTTAGACCAATCGTCAGATGTTATCGTGTCATAAGCATCCTCAGTAGTATTGCTGACATTCATCCCCATACAGTTGGTGGATTCAATGGGGGATGGTGAAGACGAAAAAGCCGTGGGACCGTCCGTAGCCGTCCAATCGCCTGTATTGTCACTTTCGTTAACAATGGTGCGATTGTCTGTTGGAAAAGTTGTCGTCATCGGCTAACCCTATCGTACATGACAACAGCAAGCGCTTGGTGTGGCCACATCAGGCCCGGCTTGGTTGATTTTATTTTTAATGATAAATGCTCTTCAGCCATAGCCGAGAATGGCGAGTACGTTCCTTTGCCAAATAAATAAAGAGCATCATTAGGATGATCAAATTCTAGTAACTCAGTCGTTGCATTCTCATCAACGAATACAGGCGTCAGATGCGAGCGATCATTTAACAAAAGCTCTACATTCTCATACTCATAGATCCAACGCTTATCGATACCACTAACAGGTGCCATGTTCAATCGCTCGACACCAAACTCCCTCATGACGTATTCCCATAGTACTGCTTCAGTAATTGGCGCAGACCAGCCTAATTCCCACAGCCCGGCAGCCTCGATCATTTCTGCCAGGACCCATAATGCTTATTAACGAAGGGTAACGAGAAAATAGAACGCAAATCAATTTGCTTTAGGTCATACGGACCATAATCCTTGTCCCCTACAGGCCCCCAATCGGTAATTCTAGGGTCGGCACATTTGTCAACGCAGATAAAATCGACATCCATCATCATATCAAGCGTGTGCAGGGTATGCCAGGCGCCTATAAAGAGCGCGTATGGAAATGGCTCTGTTTTAGGATTCTTTCTTCGCGCCCATGACTTCCAGACATCAGAAGGATGGCGCAATGGAGAAATGATTTTCTTGTCTTTTACACGCTCTAACAAGGCATCCCAGGGGCAAGTTGTATGAATATACTTCTTGACCCCGAGACGCTCTTGCAAAAATCGCGTGCCTGTATGCGGTACCGAAACAATAATGGGCTCACGCATCAGTAATGCGATTAATTGACGCTGATCCCCCATTCGTTCCCATAACACCCGTGGTTTCCGCTGTCTGAATTGGCGAGGCACCGCCATTTCTTACCCTTACAAAGTGCGTTCGATCAGCGTCATAAACGTAGTTGAATGTTTCATCAGCGCCGCCAGCATTTGCCTTATCTACATAACTAATAAAAGCATTGTTAGAGGATGTTGCATTATTAGTGCTGAAATCATGCAGGGTTATAGTGAAATCATCTGTGCCCAAATCTCTTGCTGAGAATGGATGCCGAGAATAAAGACCATCGTCACGCTCAATCCTAATTGTACCAGATGACGGGCAGTCCGCAGGAATAGCTGCAACCGAAATCGTTGTAACGTTAGTTGCCGAGTATGTGGCATTCAATGCCATTTGCGTGAAATCAATATCGCCAGCGTTATTGTTAGTGCAAAGCACGCGGTCGCCGTTCTCCGCCCCAGAGATCGTAAACGTGACATTGTTCGGCGGCGTAATTGCTGTATTGCTTAGATCAAAGAAGGTGTCCGCCGCTGCGGTATCGCCAGCCACCATGCCAAGACCATAAGCACCGATCAGAGCTGAGCCAGTAGAAACGCCAACAAACGGCGTTGAGACTGTCCGCTCAGTTGCGGCAGCATCACAAGTATAATAATCGGTATGATCAGCAGGATCATAAAGGCGGGTGTTGTCGATCATGGAAACGCCCTTAGTAACCTGACCATAGAACACACCATTGGCACCTTGGTCGTCAATCGCAAATAGCGCTATCTCACCCGCCGCGTTTTGAATCTCTTCACCAGTGGGCGCTGCCGAAGTCGTGGCCTGGGCTCCAGAAGTTTGACCAGTAAAGCTCTCGGTATTCCCGACCGTTCCTTCCTCAACATCGATAATTAGTGATGTATCGGTGCCATCTACTGATAATACGCGGCCCTTCCATACCGGCGTTGCCGTATCCTCGTGAACCGCCTCGCCAACAGTAAACGGACCGCCCGTAACCGTGCCGTGATTTACATAAGTCCCATAAACGAATTTGTCATTTGTGAGAGCTGCCGGAGCACCGGTCTCGGTATCGTATGTCACCGAATGGGTAACACCACGATGCAACTCACCATTCTGGCCGTTGAGCGTTGCCGACGAACTATCCATCGATTCCGCCTTGAGATATTCGTAAAACGTATTGATGGTTTGCGCGCCGCGCGTCCATTCCGAATAATATTCTTCGTCCGTTCCGTCGCCCGAAATATCAATACTGCGGAAACCTTCAGTATTCGTAATGTCTGTTATGGCATCAATCGTTGCCCACGCAGTTGTATTATTCAGATCAGTCGAATCCGTTAAGGCCAGCACATTGTTGCCTTGTGCTGTGCCATTGATCTTAAATTCTGCATATGTGTTTCCATAGCGTCTTGTACTGCCAATCAAGCGCCTGCGGTCGATGTCAACACCATTATCTCGCGTCTTGACCATGAACCGGTGGCTAATACCTTGGGCAGCATCACCATTCAGCGGAACGGCAATATGATGCACATCACCACTATCCCAGTCACTTTCGGTGCCGTTATATAGAACCCCGGTCACCGTTGTGGAATCATTGTCAGTGATGAGAGCTTGTGAGCCATCGGTAATATTTTTGATCGTATAACCAATAAATTCATCAACAGTAGCGCCAAGTGTCGAATCCGTCAAAACAGCCGCATCTGCCGCGCCAGTGTGTGTGCCAGCTTCATGGCCATAATTCCAAAAATCATCAGCAATCACTGAGCCATCTTGGGTGATCTGAATATGCGCATTGGGCGGACCAAAGTTTACAATGCCATCCCATCGCTCTTCGGTCGTCCCCGACCCTTGGATGATCGTGCCATCGTAGAGATGCTCAATTGCGGTTGCATCAACGTTGAACCCATTGACGAGCGTAATAATGTTGTCAGTCGAGCGGTTCGACGGGTTCTTGTCAATGATGTCCAGTTCATCGTCATTGGTGAATGCCTCGTCATAGGCAAACGCCTGCAACCATCTGTGAAATTGAATAACCGTTGCGTAGGACGGCGTGCCGCCACTTAATGTGTGGTCATCCCCTATATATCGTATGTTGCCTGTTGCCCTGTCGATTGACCAGTCGGCATCTTCCATAGCCATTTTAATTCTCCCCTAAAGCCCCTTTATTCACCCTTAATAAAATCTTGAAATCGTTCGGCTTTGGCCTGGTATTCTTTTTTTATTCCGGCAGCTTCTGACATCATCTGACGCCCCTCAGCCACCTTCGCTGCGGCTTTTGACTCTGAAGCACTTGCCTTTTGAAGATTTTTTTCAGCAACGCGGAATTTCTCTTCGGCAACTTTAACCTTTTCTGTCATGGAAGCCTCTTTTGCTTCCAATGCAGCCATCATAGAGCTAACCTCTTTTTCTTTTTTGTCTAAAGCACCCGAGCGATTATCAAGATTTTTTTGCTTTGTATTTAATTCCGATAATTCTTTATTGGCCTGCGCTTTGGAGGCGTCTGCCTTTTGAGATGCTGCCGCGAGTTCATTTAATTGTTTTTGGAATTTGGAAGCATCCGCCGCTATTGCTAGCATCTCTTTCCATTGGTTCATCTATTTAGTCTCCGTGACATATGCCGTTCCACTGGCACTATTTTGAATGAAGGCAATTTTCATTCCTGAATGAATTGAAACATACTCCACTACCTTCGCAGGCAAAAAGGTGTCGCCCGTTGTGGCGGTAGGTGAGGGCCCTATTTTATAATGGCAATCAGTCGTACTAACAATTCTTATAATCTTAGTCGGGCTAGCCATGCCGTTTGCAATGGCCGCAGATGTCCCGGTAACTGAAATTGTTTGCGTTGGTCCCGGAGAAATAACCGGGATTGGATATCCTAAATTATCTACCGCCAGCCTAGTCATAAGAGGTAATGCCCCAATGCTTTAATCTAACAGAGGGGTCCATGGTTATTTTAATTCCGTTTTCTCTAGCAAGTTCACAAAAGAAATAATCCTCGCTCAAAAGAATACCATCCCTTATAGGTGTTTGATATAATGCTGGAATATTGGGAAGTTCATTTTCGTATTTTGGAACCTTTTTACTTAGCTTTTCGATGACTTCCCTCTTTATCATCATGAAACCAGTTCCTGCATAGTCAACTTCAATTGGTTTTTCAAATTGATCCAGATCTGTTACCAATTTTCCGTTTACCCATGCCGCGTATTTCGAATCCTCCGTTTTCATCCTGTATACACCCACTGCAATATCGGCGTCCAGGTTCCAGAGTTTTGCTACGTCCTCTGGAGTAAATTCAATATCCGCATCCAACCACATCATATGAGAATGTTCGGTTTTCAAAAATTCCGCCGTCATACCCATTCTGGCGCGGTGGACGAGAGATTCATTCCACCTGATAAGCCAATCGTGGTCTAGCCCTGTTGCGTTTAAAGCATCTTTTAATTGCATGCAGGACTTAAAGTGCGGAGCGAACACCTGCCCACCATATGCTGGCGTGCAAAATAATATACTCATGCAGCTACAATAGATGCAACGCTCATTTGCGATTGAGTTCCATTGCCAGAAAGAGTACAAGAAACCGTTCTACCCGTGTCGGTAGAGGTTACGTTTTCTTTCGTTGCACTATATTGCTCTTGTCCAGTCTGCATAAATGTCTCAATATCAGGCGGATCATCAATGCCCACCCATGTCATTGTGCGATTCAACCCACGCTGCTCGACGCCGCCAATAAGAACACCGCCAGAAACAGTATCAATTGTTCCAGACATTAAAGAAGCAGCCCCTATCGAGACATCAAGGCTGTCATGCAATGAAATTCCGTCAGCCCCTGTAATTGTATAGACAGCGACACCCGCCGCCCTGGCAGTAGTAGAGACATCAAAAGCAATTGTTGCCGTTGTGCCAGTTGTTACTTTGCGATAATAAATCGCACACATACTTGCCGCCGCCGATGGTGTTGTAGTGTCAAATGCGATAAGTTCCGTTGCAGCGGAGCCGCCTATAGTAACATTTGATAGAGGCAACGCCGCACCCGCAGAAGACCCGCCAGAGAACAAAACAGCCATTACATGTCTATCTGATGTTGCTGTTCCTATTCCTAAACTTGAAAAACTATAAGAAGTAGTATCGCTTGTAGATACCGCTGTAGACTGATAGGTACTAGTTAAAACAGCGCCTGAAGCGCCAGAAGTGGCTTGTCTCATGCGAGTTGCAAGCATTAAGCGCGTCTCGAAGCCAGATTAGATTGGATTTCTAAGGCAGCCACCCGAACTTCTAGTTTTTCTAAGGTAATTGCGTTGTCTCTATCGCTAATTTCTTTGGGGGTCAGTTTGCGAACCCTCCAGGTCGTTGTGACTCTGTCTGCCTCTAGCTTGTTTCCAATCCGCTCCTTTACTTCAGTACCGGGGTCGACGGGGTCATTCTCTCCTATTTTTACTTGAGGGAGGAAGCCAAGAGCCTTCAGTTCCTCATCGGTCGTATTTTCCCCGATGCTTGTATTCTTGTGAAAACAGCGCCGCTTGGGGTATGGACCACCTACAATTTTATTCTTTTCAACTTTGAAATAAGCCATTAGCTCATATCCAATCCAGCCGCAAAGCCATACCAAATGGTCCCAGCGTCAATAGTAACAAATGTCAATATATCCACTCCAGATGTCGTGAGTGTGGGAGCGGTTGCTCCTGCCCAATCAACAGATGCAGGCCAGTTTACGGTTTGTGACCCGCCATTAGTCAAGATAAGAGTAAACGAACAAGCGTCACCTGTAGCTGTCGGGTTACTAAACGTGAATGTATTAGCACTCGTATCTACTGTAGCAGAAACAACATTACCCAGCTCTATGTTTATCTTTTGAGTGCCACCGCCCGTAGACCCGATTGCGTTGACATCCTCGCCGTAGTCTCTTAATAGAGGCTGGTCAACAATATTATCTGCAACCGACACCGTACCGGAAATTGTTACCGCGCCAATAGTCTTGTTCGTTAGGGTCTCAGTCCCCGCTAAAGTAGCGAATGAGCCATCAGAAAGAGCTGTGTTAAATTGGGCCGTTGTACCGCTAAATGTATTTGAACCGATAGCGAATGTTTTATTTGTAAGCGTTTCGGTCCCCGCTAAGGTCGCGAAAGAGCCGTCAGAAAGTGAGGTATTAAACTGAGCGGTTGTTCCACTGAAAGTGTTTGAGCCAATTGCAAAAGTCTTGTTTGTGAAAGTAAGCGTATCAGAGGCTATATTGGCGTCTTCAGTGTCTACATACGCCTTGATTGACTGTTGTGTGGCTACTTGAGTAGCAGAATTAGAAGACATGGTGTCTTCGTCAAGCACTGCCGTACCGCTTACTGCCGTATTCAAAACTGCCGAGGTGAGGGTTTTGCTCGTTAGTGTCTGAGAGAGATCAGTCTGAACTTGTTTTTCAGCTGGGACATCGTTTGTGACGTCTTTTGTCCCGGCGGAGAAGCTAACCAGGGAATCGGAATTTGAGCTTTCTATTACCGTGTCTCTGACGAGAGTATTCGCATCGGACATCGATCCGGTTCCACGCTCCCACTCTGAAGCGTCGCGATTAGATATGTAATAATCAAAAACATCCGATCCACCTGTACCAAACCCATAAGTCGAATCAGAAAACCTGACTCTTCCGGAAACCGCAGCAATAGTGAAATTGCCCGTTCCCGTGGTAGAGGACGTTTCCTGGATTAGATTTTTAACAGCTGGCATCTTATTCCCTGAATATATTCTTCATTGTCGTACGAGTCATTTGACCACGAGACCGCTGGCGGCGTTTTTCCTCTCCCTCTCCCGCAAGAAAGAAATCAACGGGGTTTTGGAGATAGGTTACCGTGTCCGTAATTGTTCTGAATTGAACCCCTACCGCGTCGCCAACGCCCAAAACCGTTGATGTGCCCGCAGAAGAGCCAACACCAGAAAAGAGCGAATTACCAAGCCCAGTAACCGTGGCTACACCTGCGGAAACACCTGTAGCGTCTACAACTTGTGTTCGCGCACCAGGACAACCAATGGCACGGCCAATATAGTTACCAATCATTCTTCAGTTATCGTAGAAGAGGTTGTGATTCTGGGGGTGACACTCGTTGTGATGGAAATATTAGGGGTTACAGTTCCCTTGTACATGAGATTATTTGAAACCCCTGTTCCTACTCCGAAGTGAGTTATTGTTTCTGTTCCACCGGTGGCCTCAGGAAAAGTAATAATCGCAGCGGGGGAAACAGAATTGCCCGTTACCACCCAGCCCGCGCCGGTTCTGGCGACTGTTTGTCTCGCATACCCGGTGTAAGCCGCTTCACTGGTTAGCATTGATCCAGCCTCTCCAGGGTCGCCAGTATGCAAAGAGACCGTCAACGTGGTCGCTGGAGAAGAAGTGTCGTCCTCTGCTAAGTCCGCAATTGCAGTTGCGTTGAAAATCAGCGCGAGAACGGCATTCTCAAAAGCGTTAGTTTTGCTCACGGCGTTTCCTCATGTATTCTTTCATGTAGACCCTGCGAGATTCTGGGTCACGATAACGATAGGTTGAACCGTCTGTTCTGTTTCCTGGCTCCATATCCGGAATCTTCGGAACTATGCACCTGTGCTGCCTTCCAACAAGGTCCATATTCTTTCCGCATTGGGGGCAGTTATTCATTCAGAGCCTCGACGATTAACTTGAATAACTGGGAGCGAACAAAAACAATCTGCGTGTCAGATTCATCGGGATGGAACGGCAAAAGAATTTGCCCGCCCTGAGCGAGTATCTTTTTAGCTACCGTTTCCGGTGTTTTGTTAGCCATAGTGTGTTAGCCACATTATCTGTTAGCCAGTCCTGTTAGCCATAGTGTTTCAAGTGGGCTGGATGAATGATGGGGACTAGTAGCGCTAACGCAAGCCCGAAGGGGTGTCCCCCACCCCCTCAACCCTGAAACACAACAAGAACAAAGGGTTAATATGGTGCACCGCACTTCGCATAACATGCAATATGGTAAATTACCCCAATGCTAACCTGTTGATATCCCTATACATGTACCAGGAGGGGGGATTATCTGGTTATATTGCACTGCATACCAGGGACAAAGGGTGAATAAAAGGGAACAAAGCGTGTACGTTCAATGGGTTATTGCGCAAGTGCGTGGTTCTGTTTGGGGAGGAGAAACACACAAGCGGTTTCTAGTCCTCTCTTATCACTTTGTATAAACGTCCACAGCTTATAGCTAATTTACTAAGATATATCAACAATGAGTTATAACCACATATATTTTGCTAAAACCCTCCCCCGTAGGGGCTATTTATCCCCATCAACCAGTCTACCTGCAATAGCCGACATCAGCAAACTCGGCCCATTTCATACGAGAACTGCCTAGCTGTCTACCGTCATCTTTCATCGCTTTCTGCTTTTCGGCGAAAGAGTTCAGATCATAAAGTAGGGCCACCTCATTAAGGCGTCTTTCCTTATCATTCGCCCCCTTGATCGAGGTTACCCGTCCTATCCTACAGTGTGGGTTCATAGCCACTATTCTCCCTAAATCAGTCTGCAGCCCTCAAACAACATTTTTGTCTCCTGTCACTTAGACCACTTCACTTTGGCGTTAAGCCATCTCCTGAGGTTCTTCTCATAGACGTATACAGCATCCAGGAACTCGTCACTCTGATAGGCGTCCCACATTAAGGTATTGTACAGGTTTATGAGTCGTTCTCTTTTCATCTCTTACCCGCCACAGAACCCGACGCAGCTTGCCTGAGTTCCATCTTCCTTACTGTTAGCTCTAGTCTTTCAAGGTCTGAGGATATGTCGCCTGTGGATCTTTCTATCTCGTCTACCTTGGCATTCAGGGTAGCATACCCGTAAACTACACCTGCGAAGATGACCGCCGTTGTAATTATAAGAGAAATATCCTTTAAATTAGTGGTCATTCCCCTTCAACTAGTTTCTTTATGTGGTCCTTTGCGACGTCTAAGGCGCCCACTAATCCGTAGGTTCCTAGCAATCCTCCATAAGCTACAGTGGAAAGCTTATCAGCATGCAATAATGCGCCAGCGAACCCGACAACCTCACCTGATTTAGCCATCTCCAATATACGCTCTAATTCCCTGATGACGGTCTCGTTAGGCTCCCTTGATACAGGAGTGTTCCCGTGTATCCCGACTACCTTGCTCAATTCAACTTGCCCTTAGGCGGCCAATCTATTCCCATTTGCTGGGCAAGGCCTACAGCTAACTCTTGGGAAATTGCAGCTATATCCTCTAGTGTCTGTACAGGGTCTCCCTTAGAGACGTCCTCGTGTCTCTCTACGTAGATGCCCATAGCCTTGCCCTTGTTAACCGTAGCATTCACCGCAGCTCCCAGGTTACCAGTCTCTTTAGCTAACTGCACTAGCTCGTCAAGCTCTGCGCAGTGGGCCTCTAGTCCGTATTGTGCTGTCTTTAATTGCTCAATCTTTGCGGCATTAAGCCATTGGACCACCTTAGGGTTGCTCTTCAGGACGCTCGCGTCGCGCCAAATCTGGTGATCAGGCTGGTTTTCTGTACTGTATGCTGCCCTATAGGCGTCCGAAGCGGTCATTCCAGACAGAACGCCTTGGACAAAAGACATCTGCTTGTCTGTTAAATTGGGCAACCCCGTAGATATACCGTCTGTCTTTTTCTGCTGTGCCATAAATATTCCATTGACATAATGATGAATGCGCTATACACTATTCTCATGATTAGGCTTGTCATAAAACAAAACATGATGGCCTTCGAAAGGTCTAACCCCGCTCAATACGATGATGATGAAATATACCGCTTAATATGGAAAGCATATCGCTGTGAATCAGCAAAAACATGTGCTAATTGCGGAAGAGAATTCAGCTCCCGATACAAATCAAAACCACAAATCCATTGCTCTGTAAAATGCCGCTGGGCAGGTTAACAAGTCCAACCCCCACCAATGACTAACTCTACCGGACTGCCGTCCATCTCATCATACGATAATGGTTTTGCAGATAAATTCCAAAGCGTGGCAAACATCAAAATAACTATGCTTGTCAATATGATATTCATTTATCCTGAAGCTTTTTCTTAATCTTAGCCTCTATCTTGTCGCCGAACTTCCACCCGACAAACACGCCGCCAATGAACACAATGATAAAAAACATCGCTTTTCCCTCTATGAATCAACGAATTAGGTTGCAATATTTTCAGATTCATGTATTGTGGGGCACATATTCAGGAGAAAATACATGAAAATGTACCAGTTTGAAATCTATCAACGGAATGGCGGCTCACTCCGTATGACCGACACACCAGAACGTGCCGCAAGGTTTATCGCTGCGTTGCGGCCCTTAACGGCCTGGATTAGGCTAAGCAGGGAATGGCATGAAATCCCACTAGGGGAACCACGCCCAGCCTTAAGGTTGGCAGTATAACCCCACCATAAGAACAAATACCACCCACAAAATCACAGCGGTAAAGAAATTAGCCACCGAGGGCGCTCTCAACCAAGAGGGTTAACTCAGGAGGGGCTGTCTCGAAGTTTGCTCCGTGCCATCCCATAAGAATTGACCGCTCGCTGTCTGTCATCATCCGGAAAACCCAATTATCACGAATTAGATCATTATACACATTCAGTGTGCACTGTCAACCCCTAGTGGGGTTTATTTTTTGTTCGTGCTATATGTTGTGATTTAGGGCTCCTTTTATTTCTCCAACCCCCAACATGTTTCATCAACCCCCGGCTTCCCTCCACAGTAGGCCCTGAGCCTTGTGTATAGGCTTGGCGTCCCACTCAATCCCATTTCCACACACAACTTATTATAGGCTGCTTTCACCATGAACCTAGCCTCATCACAGTTTGTCCGCTTGTCCTGTCCGAACAGTACTCTCGCCATCTCCTTAAACCCCAGCCCGTAGAGGCACGTAGCTTCGATTAGCAGCCAATCGTCTCCTAAGGCTTCACGAAGTGCCTTAACCTCTTGAGAGGCGTGCGCAGCGGCTTCTGGGAGCGTGTCAACGACCTGTTGACAGTCAACCGGTTCATTAGAAGGGTCAACAGCTCCATTCCTCCAATGGCCCATCATGTAGTAGAGCTTCCATACTCGGTCATAAGCTAGGGTTTGAGCTGGGCCTAACCTAAGAGTGCGGGCGTTCGACTCCCGTAGGTTCTTGACAACCGTTTCTTTCTCGCCCTTTCGATAAGGGTTGTCCACGCCTACAGCAGCAAGCTCTCGCTGATTTTCGAATCCTGGTTTCATATCAAAACAACCTGCCAAGCACACCATGCAATAATGAAACGGGCATTGCTCCTGATTTAGCGGGCCGCATCGCCTCTGCCAAATGCTGCGCCTGTATCTGTTCTATCGATAGCTGCAGCTGGGCCTGCTCTGCCAAAAGATTGCGTGGCGGTTTCTTCGGCTTCTGACGGCGACGACTTGCCCTAGCATCCAAACGTTTACGCCATCTATGTTCTGGTCCGTTCATCCATCCATCCAACCGCCCTGGTTTAACCACTGTTGTGGTCTTCGAAGGAATTTCCGGTCTTCACCGCTCTTGAAGAATTCCTTATTCTGTCTCTTTTGCCCCTCAAAGATTTCCTCTGGAGTGGCTTTCAAATGAACTTCTACATAATCTCCGGTGGACTTGTCAAGCATTTTTGTCCTGTAGCCCTCTTCTGAAGTGATGGCATTCCACTTCATTTGACAAATCGCCTTCCCTGTCTTGTGGATTTGACGTTCCCACCAATCTTCAAATGTGACTGTTTGGGGATTGAGTTGGACTATGTTCATTCCGGCCTCCGGTCATAGTTAGCCACTTTCCCCTTGGTCAGCTACAAGCCGGGCCTTGGGTACTCGTTATGCGTCTCTAGTCCAACCACGTGGACCTTCATCCCTGTATCAATATTTATGACGTCCTTGATACAACCAGCCTGACGCTACCTGACTGGCCCTGTTAGACGCTTAATTAAAACCTTGATCACCAAGGGTCGGGATCGAGTGGCCAACGATTGCCCGAATTTTTTAGTTCAGCTACACTTGGCTCACCGGCTGTAGCAGCCTGTATCACAAAAAGGGGTTTTATCACTTGACAAACTAATGTAAATGTGATTTACTTTAGTCACCAAGGGCGCGCACCCCCGTTGCGTGTTCGAAGTGGCCCGGCCCGCTGGCCTTTGTGCTGGCGGGCCATCTTCATTTCATCATGTTCCAGGACTCAAACTCTAAACGTCCAGTCTTTCCAAGCTGCCGCAATGATTCCATCTTAGCAAGCTCATGTTTGAAATGTGCTATCATTTCTTTTTTGTCTTTATCCCTAAACCTGACCAATTGATTTTTTAAGGCCTGAAGCTCTTGATATTTTTGTTCACCAAGATAAGACTGAATCCATTTTGTTGACTCTATCGGGTGAGAGTGCCATTGTCTATGACATCCTACACATAATGCTTTTGCGTTTAAGGGATGCCATCTGACAGAATATTTAGCACGTCCATAAATGTGAGAGCAATCTAGTCCTTGTTTTGATTCTGGTTTATGACCGCATTTCTGACAGCGCCAATCATCTCTTTCCCGAATACATTTCGAGAAGATTTCATCGACCCTTTTGACGGGAATCTTTTTCATCCTCTCCAAGATACACCATTAAAAGCTTCTTGTCAACCAGCCCCTCTTTAATCGCATACTCTCGGAAGGCGTCCGGGTCCACTCCCGCCGCGTGACAAACGTCTCCCCTGGATTGCGCCCACGGACCGTCAGTTGCACCGGAGAACATTATGGCCTCACGCTTTGCTCTTTCAAGCTCGGCTTGATGCTTTCTGGAGTTTCTTGTTCTGGTATCCCAGCTGCCAGGGTCACCCCTTAAGTCTAGGATTGTCCGCTCTAAAACACCTAACCACATATCTTTGTCCATATTACACTCCATAACATATTGTGTGATGCGCAGAACAATAGCTCCCATTACACGGCGCACCACAAAAAGCAAACGAGGAGTCAGAGGGGTCGCCAAGGGGAAATTTGCACATTCCAATATCAAGGTCCATTAGTCCGCATGGCTTTGATGATTCTAATGGATTGGAGTGTTTTTCTATATATGGCCCTTTAATTGGCTTTGGCAAAAACGGATCACTTCCGGGAGCCCTTAAGGTTGGAATCTTTTTAGAACCGGTTATCTCAAGCACATCACGGACGCGCCAATAACCTCTCTTTTCATCTGATGGCCAGTCTATTTCATAATAAGCCGCAACTGACAGAACAGCTTTGTAATGAGAATTAAAACACTCACTGATTTTTGTAATTGGAATTGAGGTGTCGTTCAGTAAGCGTTCTAATTCTTTTAACCGCCCCCTGAACTTTTCCTTTGTTTTTTTTGCTGGCGTATGCGGTGTCATCCTTTTAACGCGGTTGCCCTTTTTATCTTTTTGATTTCGCAAGCGGTGCATTTTTCCAATAACCGCACTTTTAGTAAATGATGGGCCAAGATTTTCAGCGATGCGGCTAGCGGGCATGCCAGCCTCCCACATCTCTAGCGCTTCTATGGTCTTGTCATCTGTCCAGTTCATGTGATTCTCCGTATTTTTGAGTGTTTTTATTATGATCATATTCATCCCAAAGTCAATTTTTTAATTGACAGCCTGTGATTAATGTGCATAATGGTTTTATTGCAAGGGAGATATGAAAGGCCCCCAATGCACAGCCCTGAACAGCAAGAGTGGATTGCCAGGAATTTCTACTTCAAGAACGGGCATGGGGAGCCGGGTGATTATCACGAGCTTTCTTCAAGCCAAATCCGTGAAGGCTACATGACTGCAATCGAGTGGGGCCTTGCTTCTTTGCCTGTTCCCGAAGGCTTCGCCTTGGACCCGCTCAGCCCCCTAGAGCATTACGCGAAAACCGGGAAGCGGCCTGAAAAGGATATGCGGGCCACCAAGAGAAATGACGGCGGGGGCACCATAACCGACAGGATGGGACGATGAGCGACTCAGAAAAAGAATACCGCGCTAGTGTAGCCCAACGGAAAATATATGAATTGGCTGAGGTTATGTTTGCAATGAACGCTCTTGAAGAGTTAAAGGAATTTAATTCATGGCTTGGCTATGAATTGCAGGATAAAAACAAATGAAAATAAGCAAAGAACTTGAGGCCATATTTAAGAAATACGGCGGCAATCCGAAAGAGGATTTGTGGGATTGTCATGGACAATTAATAGCTAAACATTCATGGCTTGAGCGTGTGGCTGCAAAGGCTGGGATAGTGTTTGATCGACCTGCCGTTATTGAATCTAGCGGTGAAAATAAGTTGGCAACCATATGTGTTATTGGCACTCTAGGTGAGCGTACCGAATGGTCATTTGGTGAAGCCTCTCCACATAATTACAAGACATCACCAAAAATGGCAGCATATCCTTGGGCGATGGCTGAGAAGCGCGGCAAGGATCGTGTTATTCTGAAGCTTCTTGACCTTCATGGAGAGGTCTATTCAGAAGAAGAGGCAGAGAATTTCAAGACGCAGAATCAAAAGTCTGCATACCAATCCCGCAAAGATGGAGACTACGAAAAACTTATCGAAGAAATGAAATCCGTTACAAGCTCTGATGCGCTTCGCAATTGGGGCGTAGCCCGTAAAGACGAAATCCAACGCATGCCTGACAATTGGCAAGCACATTTTCGTGAGGCATTCGAAGAGAGAATGGATGAATTGAAAGGACAGCAAATATGAGCGATTTTGACGAGACTAATCGCGGAGCCCTGTTCAAGGCCGATAAGCAAGGGAATGAAAAACGACCAGACTATACAGGGCCGTTTAACTTTAACGGCCAGGGGGGGAGATTGGCCGCATGGATAAAGAAATCAAACAGCGGACAAACATTTATGAGCTTATCTTGGGAGCCCGTTGAACAGAAGGAGGCAGAATCTAAAGAGCAGGGTGGGCCAGTTGATTTAGACGATTCTATACCGTTTGCTCCAGAATTTAGATAGGGGCGCAGTGGGTGGGACGCGCAACCCTCATACTAGATAACGACGCTCACAAGGCGCGCGCTCATGGGTGGATAGACAAAGCTCCAGAAGGAACCAGGGTTACATTCAAGGCCTCTAGGCGGTCCGTTCCACAGAACGATAGAATGTGGGCCATGCTTACAGACATCGCCGATCAGTTGCAGTGGCACGGAATAAAACTCGCGCCGGATGATTGGAAGATTGTATTCATGGATGCCTTGAACCGAGAGACCCGCATGGTTCCAAATATCGACGGAACAGGGTTTGTGAATCTCGGAACGCGGTCCTCAGATCTGAGCAAAAAAGAAATGAGTGACTTGATGGAGCTTATTTCAGCTTTCGGAGCAAGCCACGAGGTTGAGTTTAGTGACGACCCCCGGTAAGCGCGGCTCAGCCCCCCCCATCTTCTATAACTTAATGGAATATCTGCTTAGGCCCGGTTGTTGGTTCCAGATTATCCAAATCAACCTCTCTATCCGGGTCATAGCTGGCACAATCCTCGCTAAGGCAATCGGGCCAGTCATCAACGCCGGGACAAAGAGTAAACTCAATCCCGCAAGTATCACATATATGCGTTGTTACCCTGACGCCGTGCTTATTGGTGTGTTGTCCTGTTTTCATACTTCGGGCTCCTGTTTAAGGTGTCTTGTTTCAGGCTTCACCGGACAATTGACGATGTGGGACCGCATACCCATAAAGGCAACACCGGTTTGGCAGTCTTCGCACAGGAAGCGGCCAGCGTTAACCCTCTTAAACTTGCGCCGCGCAATTTCGCGTTCAAGCTGATAATCATTTATGTCCATCATCGGCCCCCTATTCGATAACAATTGAAACGTGCCACAGTGCAGCCACGAGGGACTGGAGATACGGTCCCGGAAAGACGACAAGCGCGCCCTCTACGTCATCTGCCCCTCCTGCGGGCATAAGCCGGACCTCAAAGAAGTCGGAAGGCAACTCCTTGAGCAGGACATCAAAGCGGGCAAGGGCGTCCCCGGAAAGAAGTGACCTCGTTTCCCCTACCACCCGCCAAAATGGGCTGGTATCGCTTTTCATGAACTAAATTCCCTAAATATTGGCTCTCAATTCTTCCATCTTGTTCAGCATTGTGTCGCAATGTTTAATCACACCCTTGTGGTAGTTGATGCGGGCAAAGAACGGGCGGCAGTCCCACACTGTCTCACGGTGCCACCTGTTGAACGGATCGAACTCGACGCCGTTGACTTCCTCGAAAAACCGGATAGCCCGGAGGCCGTGTATAGGGAGCACCTTGTTCGCATATATCGAATTGTTGCCAGCCGCGTCTTGAATGGCGTCCCACATCGCGCGCTTCCAGCGGCGTTGGTGTATGCCGAAGAAATCCATATTGAACTTGGCGCGATCCTGCGGTCTCATAACGGCTCCTTTTATATTCCTTTGATCACATCGCTATACAAGTCTGCCACAGCCTTCCGCGCCCGCCAACGCTCTACGGGGTCTCTGATCTTGTTTCGATTCCACATGCCCTCGACATTCTGTCTGTTGGCCCGATCACTAGCGCCATTCTTGGCCATGCACAGGCGCACACCGTCACACCCGCAATCTGGGAAGCAACAATTGATGATCTCATCTTCTGTGTTGCCATTGTGATCAACACCACACTCAGCGCAAAAATCACTGTCAATCTCTTTCCCGCATTCGTAACATTCGACCATAGCTTGCGGCTCCTATTTCTC